GTGTCAGCATTTCTATTCAAATAAATCATTGGATCATCAACTTCTAATTGTGTTACATCAATTGTAGTTGTTGAACCATTAACTGTTAAGTTTCCTTGTACTGTTAAATTTCCTGAAAATTCTGCATTACCTGTGGTATTGATATTACCTGTGCCTGTGATATTTTGTGAATTAAGATCTAAATCTCCGCCTAATTGTGGAGTAGTGTCCTCTACAATACTTAAAATTCCTGTATCTGTGTCAACATCTACACCTGCTTCCCAACGAGATGTGCTTGTGTTGTATTTCAATACATCTCCGTTTGATGGAGTACCTATGCTTACATCTGTGAGTTCACTTAATTCATTTGCTGTGGCCACCTGTGAGTCAACGTATGCTTTGATTGATTCTGCTGTTGCCAATTTAGTAGCATTAGCAGTAGCAAAAGTATCGTCATCTATTACATCGTTAATTGTAGTTGTTGGAAATTGAATATTTTGTGAATTAACATCTAGTGTTCCACCAAGAGATGGTGTTGTGTCTTCCACAATATTCAGTGTTGCAATTCTAACTTCTGTGGCTGTGATATAACCTTTTGATGCTGTTGTATCAGAGTGTTGTGGATTAGGTGTCAATGTACCATTGGCTGTGGAAGCATCATAATAAACTGAATATGTTGCTGAACCACCCGGTATGTCATACACGTTAAAATTACTTTGATAAATTGTTGGTGTGTTAGCAGATTCATAAACTGTGTCTTCTGCTAATAGTGTTTCACCAGGACCTCCTTTGTTTCTATATAATCTAATATAGAAAGCAGTTGTACCTGTGCTTGACTGTACTTGATATTTTACATGTGCTGTGACTAAAATATTATTAGAGTTACTTGATGGATTTAGTGCAACTGATAATCCTGAAGCCGCTTCTGCCTCTAGTGTGGCTCCTGAAATTGCTGTTGTGCTGTTGTCATCATCAACACTGCTATTAACTACATTCTGTGCTTGAGCTTGATTGATCCATGCAGTGCCGCTCCAAGTTAGAACTTCTCCTGAGTTTACACTGGCAATAGTTACATTGTTTAAATCAGTTAAGTTGGCCGCATTAATTCTTGCATCTGCTCTTGAGTTTGTGTAATAAAGATTTGACGCACCTTCTATCACATTGTCTGTTGTTTTAGTTGCTAATCTATTGTCCCATCTTGTGTCAGTATAATATAAATTTGTTGTGCCTTCACCTAAATTATCTGTGTCATGATTTGCAATACTTGACACTTGTCCTGTTAACATAGCTGGACTTGAACCAACATTTAAAATTACATCTGTATTGGCCGCTAACACATTTCCAGTGTGTAAACCTGTTGTATCGCCTGTTAATGTACCCGAATGAGCACCAAGTGATACTGTGCCTGTTGCTGTTAAATCTGTAAATGAACCTGTTGATGGTGTAGTAGAACCAATTGCTGTTGAATCTATATAACCACCAGTTATGTTTGCACCTGGTGATGCTAAATTAGAAGTTACATTGATACTTGCAACTGTTCCTATTGAAAAATTATTAAAAGTAGCATTTTGAAAGTCAACTGTCATTGATCCTTCGCCTACAAATGCCCAATTACCGTTACCTGCAGAAGATGTATATAACAAACTTGCTACTGCAACGTTGCCGGCTGAAACTTCTAAACCTGATCCTGCACCTGGTACAGTTCCTGCTTGATCATTAACAGTAATAATTGGATCAGTGGTTGTTAAATCTGTTGTGCTAACAGCGAGTAAATCATTCACAAAATTCACGTTTGAATCAAACGAAATTGTTCCTGATGAACGTCTAACTACTTTTGCTGGCATTTCCTATGCTCCTTTACTATATTTATTTATTGTCAATGATTTGATTAAAATGTGCTTAAAAGAAAAAGCCCCCCAGTTTCCTGGGAGGCTTTAATATGTTTAACTTGTTTGTGGATTACACAAATGACAAGTTTGATACACCAATTTTTGAGATGTAGTCTTGTGCATTACCAAGTGATGATGCAGTGTTGTTTAACTCTACATAACCGTATCTTGTCATGAACGATACTACTGGCTCAAATGTACCTGGATCAATTACAACGCCAGAAGACATTAGAGGAATGTATGGGCAATAGAAAGCCGCCGCATCCACTTCGCCTGGACCTTTGTAACCAACTAGTACGTTAGCACTATCAGAAGCATATGAATTAACGTATACTCTCATAGAACCGTTTAATGTACCAACAAATTTAGTGTTAGTTGGTGCATCAAATGTACCTTCAGTTGTTCTTGCAAACGCTGAAGTTGTCGCTGATTGAAGAATTGTAAGTGCTGTTGGAGACATTACTGCCCAGTTACCTGCACCTCTTCTTGTTCTTTGTGCAATCAAGTTTGCTTCTCTGTTGATCAGGATGGCTAAAACTGCATGTTTGTCACCGATATATGTGTGTGTACCAGTTACAGTGCTCATGTCAAAGTTTGTTGCCGCCGATGTTGCTAGAGAATTTAGTGAACCTAAAATTTCTTGATCGATTTCAGCTGTTATTTCTTGTGCTAGAGCCGCCATAATTTCAGCTTCTACATCAAGACCGTGCATTGCGTTAGCATCTTGAGCCGACTCAAAAGTCCATCTTGCTGATAGCTTTCTTGTCTTAGCTTCTACAGTTTGTTTTAACACTTGAATTGACATTCTGTTACCAGCCGCACCTTCTAGTGTTGATGTTGAAGCCGCTTTGTCGTCAACTGCACCTGAATAACCTTCAGCAATTTTGAACGGAGAAAGTGCTTCTTCGCCTGCTGTAGTATCAGTACCTGATGTTGAATTGAATGAGTCAGCGTATCTAACTCTTAATGTGTGGATTTGTCCAACTGGACCTGTCATTGGTTGTACACCAACGATTTCGTTTGCGATCACAGTGGGCATAACCCTTCTGATTACTGGAAGGATAACCTTGTTTAAAGCCGCAACATTACCAGCGCCTGTGGCACCGGCTGTAGCCGCTTCAGCCAAATAAGTTTGAGTGTTCTCTAGGATTGCACCCATAGTCTCTTTTCTTTGACCTTCAAGTCCTTCTAGCAGAGCAGATTTTGTATTTTCCCAATTTTCAGTAATTGTTTTGTCTGTCATGTTTAACTCCTTAGACCTGCTAGTCGTTTAATATTAACGATATCATTATTTTCGTCGTTGCTAATTGTTTCAGCTCTATCTCCAGTGTGCTCTGTGATTACTACTTTGTTTGTTTCAACTTCAGTAGTTGTTTCATTTAACACTGCTGGTAGATATTTTTCAAACTGCTTCTTAAGATTAACAGTTTGAACTGATTCAAGTAACTCTGACATTACTTGACGCTTATCTTTTGATAGTGGTGAAACAAGTTCGTTAAGAGTTTTTTCTCTAACAATCTTGTCTTCAGCTATTTTTAGCTTTGTTTCCACTGTCTTAATTTCAGCGTCTTTTTCAGCGAGGCTACCTTCCAATGTCTTGGTCATTTCCTGCTGATCAGTAAGTTGATCATTCAACTTACGAATTTCTCCACCTTCGTTTAGGTAAGAACTCATGTATTCACCTGCAAACGCTTCAAACACTTTTCTACCAAAATTGTTTTCTTTTGCAACTTTGATGTCTTCTTTAAGTGCTGTCATTTCGTTTTTCAGTGTTGAACTAACTGTGTCTTCAACAAGACCAGCCGCTCTTTTAACAAATGCCGCTTTAGTATCTTCGATAACTTTCTTACCTTCTGCTACTAATTTAACTTTTGTTTCAACAACGTCTTTTTTGTCTTGTGCGAACTCAGATAATTCATTGGAGAGTTGTCTGACTACAAACTCTTCTAAGTTTGTAAATTGACCTTTGAGTGACTCTCTGTCGCCATGTAATTCTTGCACTTCTTTTACAAGAGTTTCATTAACGAACTTAGTCAACAGTTCCGAATGTTCTCCCATTTTTTGTTTGTATGCTACAGTTTCAGCAACAAGTTTTTGCTTGTCTTCTGCTAGTTCACTCATCTCTTTTTTAAGAGAATCAGTAATCATATTGTCCATAGCTTCAACAATTTGAGATTTGTCGTTTTCGTAACGTTGTGCAAACTCCTCACGAAGTTCTGCAGAAAGTTCCTCACGAGCCTCAGACAGCTTTTTCTCCCACGCTTCCTGAACTTGAGTTTTTACCTCTTCAGAAAGGGTTTCGGATCCAAAAATTTCATCAGTTATATTTGCCATCTGAATCTCCTTATTTTAACCTTAGTTCTGTTATTATTTTCATAACTTCTTCTGCCAAATACTTTTCAGCTACTGCATCATATGTGGCATCACGACTCAAATTTAATATTTTTTGTCCGCCACGCATATTTAGTAGACCTTCGTAAATGGCTTTTGGATATGCATCAGGGGCCGAAGGCTGTGCAACAACGTCTACAGTAACGATTTCAAATTCTGACACTTTACCATCGTTACCAACATTGCCAGCGCCTCTGGAACTTACTCCCAATTTACATCCGCCTTTAAGCAAAGTTGATACTATTTTACCCATCGGGGTTTCTAGTATTTTTAGTTTTCCGTATCCATCTGGACCATCCATCCACATATTTTCTATCATATGAGAAACTCTGTCTAAGTTGATCTGTAAACCTTGTGGATGATCACATTCACCCATTACAGAATAACCACCATTGATTTTCTCTTTGATTGAATCTACTGCGCCACGGATTTGTTCAACCGGATAAACACGTTTGTTTTCGTTAACTACTCCACCTTGAATAAAAACACCTTCCATATAGTAGTGTTTTTGATCCTCTTTGCCTTCTTGTACGACATTGATCTTTGCTTGATCAAATGTCAAACTTTCTGTTAGTGGACGCATAACTCTCATTTGCTACTCCTGTTGAGTAATTACTTACTCGCTACTGGTGATTTTGCAGATGAGTCTGAACCGTCATTATGATCTGCTTTTACTTCAGACATATTAGGTTCTGTTGTAGCACCCATTTCACTTGGCTTTGCTACTTGACCACCTTTTTCTTCACCACCTTTGCCAGTTGCAACTGGTGCCGCGCCGTTGGCGTTTTCTTTTGGTGCACCTGCTACTGGTGATTTAGTAGAATCCGATCCATCAGCATTGTCTACATTAACTGCTTTTAAAGATGCTTCTTCTAACGGCAGTTCTGCAGATTCTTCTGCCGGCATTTCTTCTTCTGCTGGCATTTCTTCTTCTGCTGACTCTTCTTCGTCTTTGTTACCAATAAGCTCATTGAATTTTGCTTTTAGTTCTTCTAAAGCGTCTTCGATGTCATCAGCTTTGTCTTTTAAATCTTCGACTTCTTCTGCATCTACTTCAGCTTCACCTTCAGCTTCTTCATCATGATCTTCTTCGTTTGTTTGTTCATAGTCAATCTCTTCAGCATCTTCTTCAGCTTTTTGCTTTAGTTCTGCTTTAAGATCTTCTTCTGAATCTCCTGTACCACCTACTGTTTCTTCAACTTCTTCAGCATCATCTTCTGATTTTGCTTCAGTTGTTTCTTCTGATTTTGCTTCAGTTGTTTCTTCAGTTGATTCTTTGGTTTCTGCTTCTGTGTCAGTTGCTTCTTGAGTGTTAACGATTTCTTCGTGTATTTCTCTAGCTTTTTCTACGATTGTGTCGTGTAAAAGTTCTTGAGCTTTGTCGTTTTCACCGTTCACTAAGAATTCTAACACTTGTTCTAATTTTGAACTCATTTGTGACATGTTAAATCTCCTTTTACGATATTATTCGCGAATGTTCGTATATTATAAACTATATTTACACAAAAGGTTAAAAATACCGGTTAATTAGAGAGATTTTAGGTGTTTTTTTTTAGATTTTAGATAAAACTCTGTTTTACTGGACAATTTCTGCTGGTTGTCCGTACATTTTTGATACAAATTCTCTGTTTTGCTCTTGGTCTTGCTTTCTGATTTCTCTGACTTTTCTTAGTTCATTTAAATGTTTAAGTGTAAGTCTAGTTTTTCTTGATGTGCCTATGTCAGCACGATGATATGCATCTTTTTCAGGAAAGTAAGCCTCTTTAAGTTCATTGTATCTCATAACACTTTTATTTATGTGAGTTCTACTTATATTATATGTAATTGATTATTCTTGTTCGGGTGTTGGTGATGTTGGCGATTCTGCACCTGATATTGGAGATTCTGTGCCACCTGTGTCCACATCATCTGCGCCACCTGTAAACCCTGAGCCTGGCATTGGTGCCGCACCCACTGAACCTAGACCTTCTGTGCCTTCATTGCCTGGCATAGAGTTTTTGTTTTCTTCTGCCCATAGTCTTTCATTGTCATGAATTTCATCTTCAGTCATTTTTAAGAAACGTTTCATTGCAAAACGTTTACTGATATGAGGCACCTGCTGTACTTGATTCCAAATCTGTACCAATTGTGTGTCAAGTTCAATCTGTCTGTACTTGCCAAAGTTTTGTGGTTCATTAAATTGTAATTCAAACATACCAGAATCAATTTCAATTCCTCTGTGTTTCAAAAACATTTTAAATTCATGATCAATTGCTGGCTGTAAAAATGTTTGAAGTCTTTTACAGAATTTTGTAAATCTATATTCTTGAATGTATGCTGTACCAACTCTGCCATCTGTGAATGCAGTTTGTGGATCATTTGGTGAGCTTGGCATGTATGCACTTGGTATTCTCAAACCTTTCATCAGTTTATCATTGAAATATCTCAAGTCATCAATTTCACCCAAGTTAGTACCGCCCGGTAATGTTTCAACTTTAGAACCTCTACCTTCAGCCGTTTGTGCAAAGAAATAATCTTCAATCATTGACAACGGATTGTAAGTGGCATCCATAATATTTGTACCACCACCTGTTTGTGATGGAATACGTCTTTGATGAATTTCATTTTTGATTCTTTCAATGAATCCCATTGCTTTTGAAGTTGGCATGTTACCCACATCAATATAAAACACTCTACGTTCAGGTGCTCTTTGCACTCTGTAAATGATAATTGAGTCTTCTAACAATTCTTTTTGTTTGAATGTTTTAAAGATTGGTTCTAAAATTGACAACCCAAAAGGCCAAAATCTATCCATACCTTCTGTCATACTTAAATGAATTACATGTGTGGCATCAATTGGGTAAACTGTGGCGTCTCTTTGAAATCTTGATCCATAGCCGCCTGGTAAATTTGCTGTTGTGGCACCTCTTGGCTGATATGCTTTATTTGATCCCATACCACCAACAGGGAATGGAGTTGCATTTGCATAACCCATTTGTGTGTTGAATTTTGAATAAGAGTCAGAAGTTAAATTTAAATTTTTAATATTTAAATCTAAGTTTCTAATAAAGTATGCTTCTGGCTTTTTGCCTTTGCCTTCGTTGACAACAATCTTGTCTACAAATCCTGGATCAACCCAAAACCATTTGTAAGTTTTAGGATCACGCACAAACATTTGATCACCATACTTGATAGTGTTTCTAAACATTTTAAAAGCACGTTTGTTCCACTCATTAACTTTGTTCCATTGCTGTAATGCATTTTGTAATAATGCTGTTTCAGTTGTGGTTGGTTCTTGTTTGTAAAATACTGTGAAAGGTGATTGTGTTTTTTCGTCAACTTGAGTACAAAATTCTGCAATAGTGTCTAATGCAGAATTAACTTCTGTGTCAAGATCCATCATGTCATACTGATAGTATCTTTCAATTCTGTTTGGTTGTCCTGCATAAACCTCAGGTAACCATGTGTTGTATCTTGCGTGACCTGTGTTTGATGTTGCACTGGCTGGCGCTGACCCCATTGGGCTTTTAGAACCTTCGGCTGTGTCGTATTCTCTGAAGTACTTTTTCCAACTCATAACGTTATTTATTTAAATTCCTTTTTAATATACTAACAAAATGAATACTATATGTCAACCTTGTTTTGTTGGTAAAATTGCATATGGATTAAGATGTTGTGTTTTGCAACGTATTTGTCTGTTTATCAATAGAAGTCACTTGATTTTTTGAATTAGTGTTGATTTTGTTTAGTATGTTAATCTGTTCTTGGAGTATTTCAATTTGTTTTCTTCTATACTCTCCTTCAGTCATTTCACCTTGTTCAAGATATTTGGTTGGATCACCAAACATTGGTAAAATTTTAATTTTTTGCCTGCTAGTGCCACTTATACCGTCTGACTGTTGTGTTCCACCTTGTGTTCCACCTTGCTGATTGGGATTTACAATGCCAGTTGGCGAACCCATTTCACCTGATTGTGGAAACAGCGGCTTGGCAAAATATTTGCCTATTTCATCCTGGATATAGTTCTGTATAAAATCTGATCCTCTATTGTTGTAAGCATACTCGGCCCACGGATCAGTTGATTCTGCATCTTCTCTACCTCTACGTAACATTGCGTATGCTTTTTTAAGTGTGTCAGGATCATTAGGATTGGTTTTGAGCATACTTTGTATCTTATCATACATTGCTAATTTTTCTGCATTGTCACCTGTTGGTAATGCTAGTGCAACACCTCTGGCAATACCTGCTGATATTCCGTTAGTTAATGCACTTGAAATAAAACTTGTGAATCCTTCAACAGTGTTTGTAAAAAAGTCTTTGACGTTTTTTATAAAGTTTTCTGAATTGTTTAGTGCTTGAGTTATCTTGTTGCCAATTGTGTCAATGAAGCCACCTTGCTCGCCAAGTTTTTGCACTAACTTTATAACCCCATCCATAATATTGCCAAACGTATCAACTACACCTGATGTCAAAAATGACGCCGCTAGTTTTTGAAATCTAGTACTCAACTCTGCCATAGCCGCTTGTAATCTTGCTTGTATATTTGCTAACTCACCTGGTTGTAAATTTGCCGCTTGTCTTCTCAGCCTCACAAAGTTATTGGTTTCATCTGTTAATAATTTTTGTTGATTGATCAATGCCAACACCGTTGATGCTGTCTGATCTCCCATAATAGACAATGCTTGTAATCTTTGTCTTTCACCATCACTAACGTCTAACACAGTTTGCCTAAATGTTTCTAGCCCGTCAATAACACTGCCACCACCTGTTATTGTGTTTTGTAAATTATACAATGAGTCTGCCAACTGCGGTGATGTCACAACCAAATCTCTAAATGATTGCGAGAATGCCAAATTACCAAAACCTATACCTTCACTTAAAATTCTTGTGAGCTCGCCACCTGCTTGTTCTCCAAATGCGGCCAATCCTGCAAAGGCTTCTTGAGCCGATGACAGTGTTGACTGTCGAATTGATTCTGGTAACATTTGTAATCTGTTTAAGAACACTTGATTTGTTGATGCCTGTACTACTAACGTTCTAATCAAATCTGCAGATGTGTTTGTCAAATCAGAAAATGCCACTGTGCTTCTTAATAATTCTGCTGAATGGTTTGACAGTGCTACACCATTTGCTCCCACTGACAATCCTGCTTTTGCAAAAATGTCTGATTGTTCAGCAACTGCATTAGCAATCTCTTGATAACTCTGTGCCAAGAAGCCTTGTGATTCTAAAAGATTCTGTGTGTTTGTGATTGCTGACAAAATTGTTTCACTTCCATAAGCATCCATGGCTTTTGAATATTGTGTCAAAATTTCAGTTGCTTGTTCTAAACTCAATCTTGCATTTGCGGCCGACACTGTCAACGAAGTAATACCTTGAGCTAATCCTTCTTGAGAATCAAAACTAAAAAATCCAGTTCTAAATAGTGTGCCTTCAAGTTGTCCTAATCTCATTAAGAATTTGAAAACAGTGGTTATGGCTGTGGCAAAACCGGCAAGTGCCGCGGCACCTACTGATAAGAATTTACTAAAGATTCCAAGTTTACCAACAACACCTCCTAACAACCCACCTGCATTTTTGTCGCCAATTTTTTCTGCTAACTGTTCAAGTTTTGCTGAATTTGATTTTGTTGCGTTGTTAATGGCTTCACGAACTTTTATAGTTTCTTGTGATTCTTTCTTCTGTGCTTTAGACTGTGCTTGATCTGATTTGGTTTGTTTTGCTAACTGTTGAGTTTGCCCAGTTAAGATTTTTTCCATTCTGGAAAGCACTGTGGCTGTACGCTTGTCAGACTTTTCAATAGAAGTTAAGTCTAGTCCTTGCTTCTTAGCCAACTGAATAAGAATCTGAATGGATTTGTCCATTGCAAATTCTGGTATTCTTATCGTCTGTCCATCTAATTCAAGATCTATCATGATAAATAATTAAGTATAGTTTTAATTTCTCCAATAAGTATTCTACATGAATATTTATAAACTAAATAAAGTACGTAGTTAATAAGGAACAAAAATGTCAGAACAACAAAACGAAAATATCAATCCGTTAAAACAGTTTTATAGAGCTCCAAAACTTTATATAAAATTGCCATCTGGAGCAAAGTTTAACACAGTTGATGACCAAGCACCAACTGATGAAATTGCGGTTTTTCCAATGACAACCAAAGATGAGTTATACATGAGAAATCCAGATGCACTGTTGAATGGTGATTCTGTTATAAAAATTGTACAGAGTTGTGCACCAAGCATCAAGGAGACTAGAAAACTGCCAGTGTGTGATGTAGACATATTGTTAATTGCTATACGAATGGCAACATATGGCGAAATTATGGAAACTAGATTGACTTCTCCTCACAGCGGACAAGAAGAAATGTACGAAGTTAACTTAAACAGCATTTTAGAAAATGTTGAAGTTATGGAATCTGAAAATTATGTTGTGTTAAAAAATGGTATAACTGTGTATGTTAGACCATTGTCATATGAATTACAAACCAAATTAAATTTGGTTGCATATGATCAAGCCAAAGCACTACAAACATTAAATCAAGTGCAAAACAATCCTGAAGTTAATCAATTCAAAAATATGTTTGTAAAACTAGCAGAAACAAACATGAACTTGTTAACTGAAAGTGTTGTAAAAATTGTAACACCAAATGGTGACATTGTTGAAAACAGAGCTCACATCAAAGAGTTTATTGATAATCTTGATGCACAAAACAGCAAATTAATTGACAAAGAAATTGACAGACTTAATAAATTTTCAACTGTGACCAAGCAAACATTGATTTGCAAACAAACTGAAAAAGAATTCACTGCTGACGTGAAATTGGATCCAGCGGATTTTTTCGTAACTACTTAATAACACACTCGCCTTCTGACGTTGGAGAATACTTTAGAAGATTAGCAGAAGAAAGTCACGACATAAGAAAACAGATTGCTGAAATTTGTTGGTACATGAGAGGTTCTGTGTCTTGGAATCAAGCCTGGGCATTAAGTTACGAAGATAAAAAAATCATTCAAGAATTTTTAAAAGACAACATGGAAAGATACAAAGGATCAATGAGCCCTGTGGTTTAAATCAATTCTTTGCTGTAAACTTTTTCAATATTTTTAGTAAAAATAACTTCAACTTTGATATTTTGTATATCTGGTTTGAATTTGTTTTTTATTGCTTTCCAAATTTTTGTGGTTGTGATTCCAGAATTGTGTTTTTCCCAACCTAACAATTGTACAATGGCTTTTCTTGTTTTTTCAGCACCTCCATGTTTTTTACATGTGTCAGATCTACCAACATGTACTACTTGGTCTCCAATTAATATCTTGTAAACACAACTGCCACCAATCCAATCCACAGCATGATCTTTTTTTGCTATGTTTTTAATTTTTTTATTTTCTACAATGTATAAATCTTCTACACTAAACATTTTATCTTATTGACAGGTTAAACAAAAATGCTTCTTTTTTGGAATTGAAAGATATAAAAGCATGATCGTCATTAAAATGCCAACCCCAGTTGCTTCTGCATTTTTCCATGCACCAATCAATGTAGTCATCTTTCATTTGCTGTACATTGATTACATATTTGAAGGTTTTGTTATATCCGCAAGATTTGGGTATTAAACCGTTGTTTTCTAGTCTGCAATCTCTGTAATCCCAATGACTTGTAAAATCCCATTCTACCATATATTTGCCTTTTTGTGTATTTAATCAAAAAAGAGGTTGACTTTTGTTGCTACTTGTTACATTATACAAATTATATAGGCAAATATCAAGGCAAATTTTCAGGCATAACATAGCAACTCAATTGATCAATAAGATCCTAGAAATGCGTCATAAAGATGGTGAATCTAGTGTTGCAAGGCAAGTGTTAACTAAGGCACAAATGATAATGGCTCTGCTAGAGAAAGAAATGCAACCATTGTCTTGTACATAAACTGCTAACTCTGGGTATGTACAAGTCCCGTTGGATGAAGTAGGAATGATAGGGGTACCGGCCAACCGCCTCTTTAGGTTCCGTGAGTTAGATGACTGATCTCTGGTAATGAGTAACAAAACAACTTATTAACAAAGAAAAGTACTTCGCCCGGCAACGGGTGAAGTATGGCCAAATCTTGGTAATAAGTGCATACTCATATAGAATCTAATACAAATCAAAATTAGCAGTATCGCAAAGATGATCACAGTTCCGCAAAGGACGTGATAACACCATCGCGGAGGTGATTTAATTTAATTAAGCCGAGTTGTCTCTATAAGGTCTAAATAAATTATTATTGTTTTCAGGATTTCTTTTCACAAAGATATAGAAACTTTTATCTTTATTATTTTTTATCACATGTGAATGTATACATCTATAGGTTGTGTTTTCACGTGACAGTATCAATTTCAAAAACTTTGATGTTGCAGATTTGGTATTGGTTTCAATCATTAAGACTTTAAAATCCAATTGATCTAAATCCAAGTCAATACAGGCACCTTCAATGTCTATTAGATATATGTCAGCACTGGGCAGTTGACTAAAGTGTGTGTTTGGTACTGGACAATTGCCAGGTTGGTATATGTCCATGCCCAATGGATAACTGTCTTTGACATATAAAATGTCAGTATTGGTGTTTGTAGTTGCACTGTGAATAAACTGACAATTGTCAAAACCCAGACTGTCTTTTATTTTGTTTGCAACTGTTATACCTTTTTGGTCAATGTCATAGCCAATC